AAAAAGTTGTTATTCAAAGTTTGTCTATCCCAATTCCGGTGTATATTAACGTGGACTATAAAATTTCTGTTAAAACAGAATACCAACAACAAATGAATGATTTAATAGCACCTTTTATTGCGCGCACCGGCCAGATTAACGCGTTCACAATGCGAAGAAATGGCCATTTATACGAAGCTTTCATCGATCAGGGCTTTACGCACAACAATAATGTTGGCAATTTAGCTGAAGAATCAAGAACGTTTAATTCCGAGATCACAATTAAAGTATTAGGATATCTGATTGGAGAAGGAGAAAACGATGACCGTCCCATTGTCAGAGTAGACGAAAACGTCGTAGAAATAACGTTTCCTTCAGAAAGTATAGTTCCTGACAACAGCGATAACTTTTTTCTTCCTTAAAGAGGCGCCGTTTGGTTTTGAAAATACTATTTAATTGATGATTGCACTATCATTTATGTGATTTTTTAATGAGGAACCCACACCATGTCAGTTAAAAGTTTTAAATTTGTATCTCCGGGGGTGTTTATCAATGAAATTGATAACTCTTTTATCCCAAAATCAGCCCAAGAGATCGGCCCAGTTATTATCGGCCGCGCTACTCGCGGCCTAGCGATGCAACCTGTAACGGTTGAATCCTTCTCTGATTACGTTACAATGTTTGGGGATACAGTTCCTGGGAACGGTGGAGGCGATGTCTATCGCGGCGGCAACTACCAATCTCCAATGTACGGCACGTATGCAGCAAAAGCATTCTTAAGAGCAAACGTGGCCCCTATAACTTATATAAGACTTCTTGGTCAACAAGATTCCAACGGTGCCAGCGGTGGTATTGCCGGCTGGAACACTACTAAAAATGCATCGACTACGGTGTCTTTAGGTGAAAATGGTGGCGCATTTGGATTGTGGCTATTTGCTAGCTCCTCTTGTAGCGGCTCTATTTCTGGTTCAGAAGGTCAAGGAACTGCAAATGTCTCCGAGACCGATGCCCCCAATGGTTCAATTGGCACCGGTTCTCTTGCGGCGATTTGGTATGTAGACAAATCAGCATCTATTCAGCTAACTGGCGCCCTTGCAGGTTGGTCGCCCACAGATGCCCCATATGCTACCGGTAGCGGCTTCGGTCTTCTTACCAATAATGATTCAAGTTATAACTATACTGTTGTCGTATCAAGTTCATTGAACGGCTCTAGCACTGTTACTTTTGGCTTTGATGATTCATCTGAAACTTTCATTCGAAAAGCTTTTAACACAAATCCTCAGCTAACCACAGCGGGTGGAACTTTCTATCCGTCCGCCACAGCAAAGAACTATTGGCTTGGAGAAACATTTGAGCAAGAAGTTAGAGATGCCGGCCTTGTAAGTGCGGCAGCTTTTGGTGTTATCTTGCCGCTTCATTTAAGCGGGACGGTGGCTACTGGCCCTCAAAAGATGCGGCAGGCTTCTAGAGAGGGGGTCGCAGGTTGGTTTATTGGCCAGGACTTAGGTGCTTCTGGGAGTTTCAACCCGGAGGTGTCACAAAAGATCTTCCGCCTTAAGGGCCGAGGTCATGGCGAGTGGCTTCATAAGAATGTAAAAGTTTCAATTGAAAAAATTAAAAAGTCTGTAGCAGCTTCTACTGATTATGGATCATTTTCAGTAGTTCTCAGAAGATTAGGTGATACAGATAACAAGATTGAGATATTAGAAAGGTTTGATAGCTGTACGCTTGATCCTACCTCCCCTAACTTTGTTGCGCGCAAAATTGGTGATAAATTTACCAGTTGGGACGCTACAAATAGAATACTTAAAACTTATGGCGAATATCCAAATATGTCTAAGTTTATATATGTTGAAATGAATGCAGATGTAGAAGCTGGGGCAACCGATCCTCTTCTCCTCCCCTTTGGATATTTTGGGCCACCTAGGTTCAGAACACTCCTTAATATTAGTCAATCTGCGCCAAACAGTTCTTCCTTCGTGGGTGGCCCTTGTTCTGGTAGTGTGAACGTCGGCGCCACAAAGCGACCCGTATTCCTTGTGGCCCAAAATAACCAAGGGCTTCAGGCCATTACAGGAGCCCTTGGGTTCCCCTCAGTGCGTTTGCGTGTATCTGCTTCTGATGGAGGACTATCAGATCCTACGAAGGCATATTTCGGTATGCAGACTACTCGTTTAACATCAAGCACGAGAGCAGATGCTAGTGTTGGTGATGTACATAGGCTACTTTATACCGATTTTCCGGACGACCCAACAGGCGCCGGAAAACATCCATCTGCTTATCCTGGTGTTGATGCATATGCATATGTTTTCTCTATGAATGATGTATCTGCGTCAGCGGGCGGCCAATATTCTTATCAGTCAGGCTCTCGACGCGGCGTTGGAAACCACGCCGGCGCAGTTACTGACAGCACTCTTCTTGATGCAGGATACGATAGTTTCACCGCGCCATTCTGGGGCGGATTTGATGGTTGGAATATTAAACTTCCAGATCCGCTTTATAATGCGGGCATTGCTTCAAATGCGACAAATACAAATGCTTACGAATTCTATACGTACAAACGTGCTATTGATACAGTTGCAGATCCAGAGGCTGTTGATATGAACTTGCTGACTGCTCCTGGCCTAACTCATGATGGGCTAACTGGTCATATGGTTGATGTTTGCGAAGAACGCGCCGACGCATTGGCGGTTATTGATCTATCTAGTGTGTATATACCTCGTGCCGAGGCGTACAAATCCAGCAAGTCAGATAGAATTGGTACTACGCCAACAGCAGCAGCCACTGCTTTGAAAAATAGGCAGATTGATTCAAGTTATGGTTGTACCTTCTATCCGTGGGTACAGACTCGCGATGAGCCAAGTGGCCAGCTACTGTGGATTCCACCTTCTGTGGCAATGCTAGGTGTTTTGGCTAGCTCACAGGCTAAGACCGATGTATGGTTCGCTCCAGCTGGTTTCAACAGGGGTGGTCTCACTGATGGTGCCGCAGGAATTCCTGTTACAGGCGTCACAGAGCGGCTCACTTCTAAAAACCGAGATACGCTTTACGAGTCAAACATCAACCCAATTGCTTCCTTCCCATCTAGCGGAATTGTTGTCTTCGGACAGAAAACGCTCCAAGAGCGTCAGTCTGCGCTAGATAGAATCAACGTCAGACGCTTGGTTATTTACTTGAAAAAGCAAATTTCCATTCTTTCAACGCAGATTCTGTTTGAACAGAACGTTCAAGCAACTTGGAATAGGTTTAAATCACTTATTGAGCCATTCCTTACGAATGTTAAGACGAGATTTGGTATCACTGACTATCGACTAATTCTTGATGAGTCAACTACGACGCCAGATCTTATCGATCAAAACATTCTTTATGCTAAGATTATGATTAAACCCGCAAGAGCAATCGAGTTCATCGCAATTGACTTCGTTATCGCTTCAACGGGTGCGTCATTCGATGATTAAAAAAGGATGGGGGATTTTTTCCCTCACCACACTATTTAAGTTAGAACATAGGAGTCCCTAAAAATGGCATTTTGGTCAACAAACTTTGGTGAAGATACTACCCTTAAAGATCCGAAAAGAAAATTTCGGTTTACAGTAGAATTTCAAGGAATTCAGGCAGCACAGGGCGGTGCTATGCTCTGGTATGCAAAAACTTGTGCAAAGCCTAGTTTTGCAGTAGCAGAGGCAACTCATAAGTTCCTTAACCACACTTTTTATTATCCTGGCTCAGTAACATGGCAGGATATCGCAATGACATTGGTAGACCCAGTTGATCCAGATATGGCTGCAACTCTTTCTGACATTGTGGTACAATCAGGTTATACGCCACCAACGGATTCAACGTCATTGTCTACTATGTCAAAAGCTAAAGCTGCAGGGGCTCTAGGAACAGTTATTATTACTCAGATTGATTCTGATGGTAAACCGCTTGAAACCTGGACTCTTTGGAACTCATGGATGAAAGAAGTTAAATATGGCGACCTAGGTTATGACGGCGATGATCTTACTGAAATGTCAATCACGCTTAAGTACGACTGGGCCAGAGTGGAAACCGCCGGCCCATCCGCAGCAGTAGCGGGCAGTGGTGGTTCAGAATTCTTTGGCGTATAATTTACAATTAAGAGAGGTGTATATTGTCAAGAAATAAAGGACGCACTGGAGGCGTTCAACAACAGGATACTAGCCCCCCGCCGCAAATGACACAAGCGCAGGCAGAACCGGGCGGTTTTTCCTTTGTTGTTCCAACAGAATTTGTAGAGTTGCCTTCACAGGGCAGCTATTATCCAGAGGGCCATCCATTGCATGGACAGGATAGTATTGAAATTAAGCAAATGACAGCAAAAGAAGAGGATATGTTAACATCTAGAACTCTTCTAAAGAAAGGGGTTGTTTTAGACAGGCTCATCGCGAGTCTAATTATTGATAAGCGGATTGATCCATCTACGTTGCTAGTGGGAGATAGAAATGCTATTATTATTTCCGCTCGTGTATCGGGATATGGTAATGAGTATAACACTAAGGTCACGTGCCCCAGTTGTATGACGAATCAAGAATTTGGTTTTGATCTTAATGAAGCTAGCGTTTTTTACGGAGATTTTGATAAAGAAGATATCTGGGACACCTCTGATAATGGAGATGGAACATTTGATCTTACATTGCCAAAATCTCGCGTATCGGTAACATTTAAATTGGCCACAGGGAAGGAAGAAAAAGCTTTATTTGCGGGCGCAGAAGCGGATCGAAGACAAAAGCGACACGAACAGAATGTAACTCGACAACTTGTAAATACTATTGTTGCTGTTAATGGCGATTCGTCTCCGAAAGCAATTAAATATTTGGTTGATAACATTCCTTCCTTGGATTCGAGACACATAAGGCTTGCTTATAGGCGAGTATCTCCAACGGTTGACCTTACTCAGCATTTTGAATGTGCTTACTGTGATTTTGCACAGGACATGGAGGTCCCGCTTACTGCGGACTTTTTTTGGCCTGACCGCTGAGTATATAGAAAGCGTATATGAACAGTTTTTCTTTTTAAAATATTCAGGCGGTTGGAGCTTCTCTGAGGCATATAATTTACCAGTTGGTTTAAGGACTTGGTTTGTTGAAAGGTTGGTCAAACAACTACAAGACGAAAAGGCAGCAATTGATAATGCCTCTGGTGGAGGTGGCCGTAGTGGTGGCTCACAAACATTGACGAGGCACAACCAACCGAGCGCGCCCCCAAATATGGGCGGCAAAAGAAGACAGGGTTAGTCCTGTCTTTTTTTGTATGAAACTATTTATAGTAGCAATAAGAGCATGTAAAAGGATTATATCTAATGGCGTTGACTCCAATTGAAAAACTTGCAGTAGAACAACAAATTCTCGACTTGGAGGAAAACAAGCTCAAGATTCGACAAAAGCTAGCAGATTTCAATGCCGCCGAACTTGAGCATGCTAGAACTGCAGCCAGCCTGCGCCCAGCCGAACGCGCCTTCGCTGAGGAACAATTGGCGTTGAGATTAGAACGGCGAAATGTCGCGGAGGGGCATTTCGATCAAATGACGAAGAACCACGCCGCAGAAAGAAGCTGGTGGAGAGAAGAAGAGAGAAATATTCA